AAAGCGCAAAAGCGGCTGTCGTAGATGCTAAACGGCGTGGCGGTTCATATGGAAGGGCGTTTGCATAATGGCTATTTCTTACCCTTTATCTTTGCCGACCCATACGGGCATCGCGTCTATTGAATTACGCGCGATCAATGCTGTGGCCTATAGTCAGTCGCCATTTACGTTCGCCGGGCAAGCGCACGCATATTCAGGTGAAATGTGGGAAGCTGACATCAGTTTGCCGCCGATGAAGCGTGCCGACGCAGAACAGTGGATTGCGTTCCTGATGAGCCTACGTGGTCAATACGGTACATTCTTGCTAAATGACCCTTCTGCCACTTCAGTGCGCGGGACAGCGACTTCAGCGACCATTACAGGTTCAACCGGGGATCGCACGGTTGACTGTACGGTCACAAGTGGTCAGACATTGAAGGCTGGTGACTATTTATCACTAGGAACAGGCACAAGCACGCGGTTGCATAAGGTGCTTGAAGACTTCACCGGGACAGGTGCCGCAGCGGACTTGGAAATCTGGCCAGCCTTGCGTGCTGATGCGACGTCGGCATCAGCTGATCTGACAAGTGCATCAGGTACATTTAGACTGTCAAGTAATCAACAAGCTTGGTCAGTTAATGAGGCCAGCATTTACGGCATAACCTTTGGAGCGTTTGAAGCACTATGAGTAGAACAGTTCCAGCCGCACTATTGACCGCGCTTGATGCAGATCAGGTTGAAGTTTTCTATGCTGTCGATCTTGCGTTTGATAGCGGCAATATCCGTTTGTGGACTGGGTATGGCGACAAGACCATTAACAGCAATACTTACACCGGTTCTGGCAATCTATTGACGATTGATGGGCTTGAGGAAGCTTCAGACCTATCGGCAAAAGGCACAACGCTGACGCTAAGTGGCCTTAGTTCAACGATACTAACATATGCGCTGACTGAAGAATATCAGGGGCGTCTGGTCACTATTTATTGGGGTGTAGGATCAAACACCGTTGAAGTGTTTTCTGGCTATATGGATCAGATGACAATCCAAGACAGCGGCGAAACCGCAACAATCAGTCTAACTGTCGAAAGTCGGCTAATCACATTGGAACGCGCTAACGTGCGCAGATACACGGCAAAAAGTCATGAGGCTGTCAGGACAGCAAAAGGTCTGACCGGCAGTGATACCTTCTTTGATTGGGTTACGCAGTTGCAAGACAAGCAAATCGTCTGGGGGCGTGAAGTCAAGAATGGTGAAGCCTAACATTGACGCACTGAACGAATACATTGCGCAAGTCCGGGACAAGCCGTTCCAGTGGCATGTGAATGATTGCTTCATGTTTACTAACAACGCATTCCGGGCAATGTATGGCGAAGGTTGGGCTGACGACTGGGTTGGCAAGTATACGAAAAACGGAATGTATCTGAAGCGTGACGCATTGCGTCAGGCGTTTGGCGCGAATACGCTTGCTGAAGCCATTGATGCCAAGCTTTCCCGGATCAGCCATATTCCGCCGCGGGGTGCTTTGGTTACAACAGATAAGGCCAGACGGTGGGTTATTGGTGAAGCTTTGGGTATTGCTATCGGCACGAAGGCTATATTCTTGAACGAAAGTGGTGTAGTTTCTTTACAGATAGATTACATCACGAACGCGTGGGTTAAGGCATGAAGTATAGATTAGGCGACATCACGATTAAGAACTGGAATGACTGGGATCGTGTGCCACGCGTGCCGATTGTTGTGAAGGGTCTGGCCGCGATTGGGATCACCGGCACGGTGGGTACTGTTTTTGCCTACATCGCTGTCACCGCCGTTACATCGTGGGCGTTGCGTGCGTTGTCACCAGAGATTGGTCAGGCTGGACCACAAGGGTTGCTAACGAACACCCGGGAAGCCACTGCACCACAAGAAATTGTTTACGGTGAAGTGCGCAAAGGTGGCGTTGTTACCTTCATTGAAAGCACTGGCACGACAAACCAATACTTGCATCAGATCATTGTTCTTGCCGGCCATGAGATCAATAGCGTTGAAGCCATCTATATCAATGATGAACAAGTGACACTTGATGGAAGCGGGTTCGTCACTGACGCGAAGTGGGTGAAAGGAAGTGACAAGAAAATCCGCATTAAGACGCACTTAGGTGCGGACAATCAGACGGCAGATACAGACTTAGTCAGCGAAACATCAGTCACGTCTGACTTCAAAGGCCAGGGGATAGCCTATTTGTATGTGCGGATGGAGTATGATCAGAACGTATTCGCTGAAGGTATCCCACTGTTCACTGCGAAAATACGCGGCAAAAAGGTGTATGACCCGCGTGATGCGACAACAGCATATTCAGCCAATGCCGCACTTTGTATGCGCGACTATATTGTGTCCAAGTATGGCCTAGACAATTCAGGCGACGTAAACGACACGTCATTCCAAGCGGCGGCAAACACATGTGACGAAAGCGTTTCATTGTCTGGCGGTGGGTCTGAAAATAGATATGAAATCAATGGGGTTATTTCACTAGCAGAACAGCCGCAAGAAATCCTGAACGATATGGCGTCAGCGTGTGCCGGTACATTGTTTTGGGGCCAAGGTGAGTGGCATCTAAAGGTGGGTGAATATACGTCACCAGTGAAAACGTTCACTTTGGATGATTTGCGCAGTGAGATTAGTCTAAGCACTAAGCACAGTCGGCGCGACAACTTCAACATTGTGCGCGGCACCTTCATTGATGCTAATCAAGACTTCATCCAAGCCGACTTCCCTGAAATCAGGTCATCCACATTCATCAGCGATGACAACGACATTGAAAGCGCGTTGGACCTTGAACTGCCTATGACGACATCATCAGCGATGGCGCAACGTTTGGCGAAGATGACTTTGTTCCGGTCCCGGGAGCAAATGACGTTTACAGCTGACTTTGGCCTAGAAGCGTTTGAGGTTGAGTGCGGCGACATCGTGGCATTGACTGTTGACCGTTATGGCTGGTCGGCAAAAGAATTTGAAGTGGTCGGCTGGAAGTTTAGCAATAGCGATGCTGGTGATCTGCGCGTTGCGCTTACCTTGCGTGAAACATCATCGGCGGCATTTAGCTGGTCGGCAGAAGAAGCTGACATCACAAGCAACAACAGCACATTGCCTGACCCACGCGCTGGGCTAACAATATCGAACCTTGCTGTCAGCGCACAGAACACAAACATTACGTCTGACGGTACACACACAGTCACAGCAAGTTTGGCTTGGGACGATGTTGATAGCGCATATGTCAGCCATTACCTTGTTGGCTATAAAAACAACGCAACAGGTATCTTTGCAAAAAGCACCACAGATGATAATACGTTTGAAACGGGTCTACTTGTTGATGGTGACAGCTACACGTTTGTCGTTGCGGCAGTCACAGATGGTGGGTTCGTGGGTGCGCAGCAATCAGTTACTTTTACCGCCGAAGCCGACACCACGGCACCAGCGGTTGCCACAGGCTTGTCTGTCGATGATGGCTTTAGGCAAAACGTCGTAAAGTGGACAAACCCAACAGATGACGACTTCAAGGAGGTTGAGGTATACGCAAATACTAGCAACACGTCGGTTGGTGCAACTTTAATCGGTACAGTATCTGGTACAGAATTTGTACATAGTGGATTGCCTCAGAACACAACAAGATATTATTTTGTGAAGACTAAGGACTTTACTGGCAACACTTCAGCATTTTCTAGTGGTGCTAATGGTACAACTCTTGCTGATCCAGCGGCGGGACAGCAGGGCGAAGATGGTGCAACAGGTGACACAGTCATTTCTGGTCGTGTCTTTTATCAGATATTGCAATCATCAGCACCAAGCACACCGTCTGCAACAAGTTATAATGTTTCGACAGCTTCGTTCAGCGGCCTGACCGCAAACTGGGCTTTAACGCAGCCAAGCATTGATATAACCGACACTAGCGTCCAAGAGTGGTCGTCTGCGTTTACCGTGACTATTGATGGCGTAACATCCGCGCAGACTATTGTATTCACTACACCAACAGGCGCAATTCAGGTAAATGCCGACATCGAAAGCGACAACTACAGCGCGGGTACTGCTGGGTGGAAAATTGAACGCGACACAGGCTTTGCTGAATTTGGTGCGGCGGCTATTCGTGGCACTTTGACGGTTGGGCAAGTGCCTGATCTGACAGCATCAAAGATCACAGACCTTGGCGATCTGGCAACGCAGAACACCGTTGATTATGACACTGACATCAGCAACACGCCTGATTTGTCTACATATGCAACGCAAACGCAGCTTGGCACAAAGAACACAATATTCAATCAGGCTACGCAACCAACCGCAAACGCAACTGGTGATCTTTGGTATAACACTACAACACGCATATTCCAGCGTTGGTCAGGTTCAGCATGGGTTGATGTTACACTTACTGCTGACAGTATTGTTGCGGGTACGATTGACGCTGACGAAGTAACGATAAACAATCTAAACGCTACAAACATCACAGCGGGAACCTTAGAAGCCGACCACATAAAACTTACTGGTTCGCAGCTACAAAACAGCGGGGGTTCGCTCATTGTTTCTACAGGTGGGATTGATA